TGAAGAACTGCGTGAACTTATATTTAAATCGCAGGAGTTGTACCCAAAAATCTGGCCCGGTATTAAGTGGTCGGAACGCAAGATGCAGTGGACTGCGCCATCTGGTGCAAGGTTGTGGATGTCTTATCTTGACAGAGATGATGATGTCTTGCGTTATCAGGGTCTGGCGTTTAGCTGGATAGGGTTTGACGAACTTACCCAATGGGCCACACCATACGCATGGAACTACATGCGAAGTCGTCTAAGGTCCACTGCCCCTGACTTGCCTATCTTCATGAGGGCTACTACTAACCCCGGTGGACGGGGACATCACTGGGTTAAGAAGATGTTTATTGACCCAGCACCTTATGGGAAGGCATACGATGCAACCGACTCTGAAACTGGAGAAGTGTTACGGTATCCAGCAGGACACGCGAAAGCTGGAAAACCGTTATTTAAAAGACGCTTTATCCCTGCAAGACTCTCTGACAATCCTTACCTTGCAAAAGGTGGGGATTACGAAGCAATGCTTCTCTCCATGCCAGAGCAGCAGCGTAGACAGCTTCTTGATGGCGATTGGGACATTAAAGAAGGAGCAGCCTTTACTGAGTTCAATCGTGATATTCATGTTATTGAACCTTTTCATATCCCTAGTAACTGGGTTAAGTTTAGGGCTTGTGATTATGGCTACGGCTCTTTTTCTGGCGTACTGTGGTTTGCAGTCGCACCTTCAGAGCAAATCATTGTGTACAGAGAGTTGTATGTGTCAAAGGTGCTTGCTACAGATTTGGCAGACACAGTATTAGATTTAGAGGCTGGTGATGGCAACATCAAGTATGGGGTTCTTGATTCTTCTCTTTGGCATAAGCGTGGGGATACTGGTCCTAGCCTTGCTGAACAAATGATTATGAAAGGCTGTCGTTGGAGACCATCAGATAGAAGTAAAGGTAGTCGTGTTGCAGGTAAGAACGAAATACACAGACGACTACAGGTAGATGAATATACAGAGGAACCAAGGCTTGTCTTCTTTAATAATTGCACGAACATTATTTCACAGTTACCTGCCTTGCCAATTGACAAAAGGAATCCAGAAGATATTGACACGCATTCAGAAGACCACTTGTATGATGCGTTAAGATATGGTATAATGTCCAGACCAAGGTTTAGTATATTTGACTATGACCCAATGGGTAGACCGGGCGGCGGCATGAGAGTAGCAGATTCAACATTTGGATACTAAGGAATAAAACATGGCTGATGATGAAATTATGATTGAAGATGATGCAATTGCATTAGAAGATACAGATGATTCTGTACAAGAAGATGTTGGCATTTCTTCCATCATACCATTTATACAGGAACGATATCAAAAAGCAGAAGACTATCGCTATCAAGATGAAGAGCGTTGGATTCGTGCTTATCGTAACTATCGTGGCCTGTATGGTCCAGATGTACAGTTTACAGAAGTAGAGAAATCACGTGTATTTGTAAAGGTTACTAAAACAAAAACACTTGCTGCTTATGGTCAGATTGTTGATGTACTATTTGCTAACAATCGTTTTCCACTTTCTATTGACCCAACTGAATTACCAGAAGGTGTAGTTGCTGACGTACACTTTGACCCGCAAGAGCCAGAGCAGTTACGTGAGCAGCAGCCTGATTTAATCAATCCTTATGGGTATCGTGGTGATGGTCGTGATTTGCCACCCGGTGCTACTGCCAAAACTCTTACAGAAAAACTTGGACCGCTTGAACAAAAACTAGATAGTGTTCAAGATAAACTAAAAGAAGGTCCGGGTCAGACACCTACTGCTATTGAATTTAGTCCTGCTATGGTAGCAGCTAAAAAAATGCAGAAAAAAATCCATGACCAACTTGAAGAATCAGGTGCAAGCAAAAGCCTACGTAGCAGTGCATTTGAAATGGCATTGTTTGGTACGGGTGTGATGAAAGGCCCATTTGCTGAAGACAAAGAATATGCAAACTGGAATGATGATGGTGAGTATGACCCATTATTTAAAACCATTCCTAAAGTATCTCACGTATCTGTGTGGAACTTTTATCCTGACCCAGACGCTAATAACATGGATGAAGCGCAGTATGTTATTGAACGACATAAGATGTCACGTTCACAACTGCGTAATTTAAAGAAGCGTCCATACTTCCGTTCTAAAGTTATTGATGAAGTTATTACTTTTGGTGAAAACTACACTAAGAAATATTGGGAAGATGATTTGTCTGACTATGCTCCAGAGCATGGCGTTGACCGTTTTGAAGTCCTTGAGTATTGGGGCATGGTCGATGTTGAGATGTTACTGGAACAGGACATTGAGATTCCAAAAGAACTGCGTGACTTTGATGAGTTGCAAGCTAATGTGTGGGTATGTAACAATAAAGTCATTCGCATGGTACTTAATCCGTTTAAGCCAGCTAAGATACCTTATGTTGCTGCACCATACGAATTAAACCCGTACTCATTCTTTGGCATTGGTATTGCAGAAAATCTTGATGATACACAGACACTGATGAATGGCTTTATGCGTATGGCTGTTGATAATGCTGTATTGTCAGGTAACTTGCTTATTGAGGTAGATGAAACAAACCTAGTGCCGGGGCAGGACTTATCCGTGTATCCGGGCAAGGTGTTTCGTAGACAAGGCGGCGCACCGGGACAGGCTATCTTTGGCACAAAGTATCCTAACGTGTCTAGTGAAAACATGATGATGTTTGATAAGGCTAGACAGCTTGCAGATGAAAGTTCTGGCTTCCCATCATTTGCTCATGGACAAACAGGTGTGACAGGTGTAGGACGCACAGCCAGTGGTATCTCAATGCTTATGGGTGCTGCTGCTGGTTCTATTAAAACTGTTATCAAGAATGTAGATGACTATCTGCTACGTCCTCTTGGTGAAGGACTGTTTCGGTTTAATATGCAGTTTGACTTTGACCCAGAGATTAAGGGTGACTTAGAAGTTAAAGCACGTGGAACAGAAAGTCTAATGGCAAATGAAGTACGTAGCCAAAGACTTATGCAGTTCTTGCAAATCGCAAGTAATCCAGCACTTGCACCTTTTGCTAAGTTTCAATATGTCATTCGTGAGATTGCAAAGTCGATGGGACTTGACCCCGAAAAAGTTACCAACAATATGAGTGAAGCCGCTCTACAAGCTGAAATGTTAAAAGGGTTTCAGCAGCCTATGGACCAACAGGGACAACAAGCACCAGCAGGTGCTAACCCAATGGACCCAACAGGAGCAGGTGGTGGTAATATAGGTGTAGGACAGGCTCCTGTACCGGGTGAACAAGGATTTAGTGGAAATGAACAACAACAAGGAACTCCTCAACAAACTCAAGCCAATGGTCAGCAGCAGCCGCCAATGGGAACACTTCAATAATTACTTAGATAGTTTGGTCGAGCAACAACATAGAACGCTAGAGCAAAGCGACAATTCAATTCTAATGCATCGTGCGCAGGGTGCAGTTGCAGTATTACGTAGCTTACAAAAACTAAGGGAAGCAGTAAATGGCTGACGTTAATAAGCAAACAGAAGAAATGTTATCTCCAGATGACATGATGCTTAATTCTGAGCCTGTTACTAAACAACAATTAATAGATGCAGCAAAAGATATAGGTGAATTTGCTGTTGATGTGACCCCCGTTATTGGTGATGCTAAAGCTGTCACAGAATTTCCTGAAGATATGCAATTAGCTAAAGACTTATTTAGTGAAGGATATTCTGAAACTGACTTTAAAAAAATGGGTTTAGGAAGCCTTTACGGAATTGCCACAGTATTGGGTTTTATTCCTGCTGCTGATATAGTTACTAAACCAATTCAAAAAGGTATTAAAGCAAGTACAAGAAAAGCTACGAAAGCACCAGTAGAATTTCAACCTGAATTTAGGCAGCAACAAATTGCTGATGCTAAAGAACTTTTTTCAGATTCGGCATCTCGTAGACAGTATTTAAAAAATGTAAATAGACCAGTACAAAAAGTATTTCATGGTTCAAAAACTATGGGAAGCAGTATTGCTTCTGACGTAGTAAAACAAAGAAATCAAATTCAAAATACATTAGATATGTTTGAAGAAACTTATTCTACTAACCCTATTACAAGAGCAGTAGCTAATAATAATGACTCTATTAAATTAGACGTATCTAAATTTGACAATGTTTTAAGAAAAGAAAATTTTAAATTTCCTTATGTAATTCCTAGAGATGAAAATTTTCCTGAACCAACTGTTACATATGCTACTCCAACCGTTACTAGTATTGAAGAAGATTTTGCTGTAATAGATTTAGAAATATTAGACCCAACAAAAAGCGAAGGAGCGTATGCTAAAGACAGAGTTATTATTCCTGTTAACAATGGAATAGTAAATTTAGATGATTTGCAATATACTATAAATGATTATAGTGCTAAATCTTTTCAAAATGCATTTACTGACACAGTAGGGACTGGTACAACAAGAGCAGACATACTTGAAGCAGAGGGATTTGAACCATATTCTGATTTTAGAGGTGCGCCGGGATTAACAAGAGATACGGCTACTGGTGAACATTTTGAATTAAAGGAACAGGCTTTATCCACTTCTCGTGACCCATTCGTTTCATTAAAGCCGGGATTTGGCAATAGAAACCTTCAAAATGTTGTTTATGCAGATTTACCGCCTTCAGTACAAAAAAATATGAGTCCTGAACAATACTTAGAAATTCAACAGTCATATTCGCCACTCGATAAAAACATTACAAAAACTATGAAACTAGATGAAGACCCTAGTTTAGTTGGTGTTGGATTACCTAAAACACATCATCTGGAATCTGAAGTTGCAGTCACTAAACCAGAATTACTTACTCCAACAAAATTAGACCCAGAAAAAAAGTATGTAACTGAAATTACGGAAGCATTAAGAAATCAAAAAAATATAGGTAAGCAAGATTTAGCTGGTAGAATTGCAACAGGACAAAAATTAGTAAATTCTATTATAAAAAATGAAAAAATTTTAAAATCTCGTGAAATTGATTTATTAAATAATCCAAAAGCAGCTAATCAGTATTATAATACTGT